CTGACTGTCGACGATATGCCCCACGCCCACCAGCACAAAGATGAGCACCTTTTTAAAGATGCCCCTGGCGCCGATCTCGCTGGATAGTTTCTTCTCCATGATGGCACGCATCACGCCGGTCAGATAGTCAATTACCACAAAGGCAATCAGGGCATAGAGAAACCCGTCCAGCCCGCCTAAAAACCAGCCGAGAAAACCGCCGATGGCGGTAAAAGCTGCCTGTACCCAATTCCAGAATACTTTCATTGAAAATTGCCCCCTTCCCCCGTATCCGGGGTTTAGCTTCGTAAGAGCGCCTAAACGACTCCTGAACGCAATCGAAATACCAGCGGGTCCTGGTGCCCGAGCGCCCACAACCCAACTCCTTTTAACCTCCATCTGTGCTTCGCCAGGTTAGCCAGCATATCGAAATGCTCGGCGTCGGAGTAGTGGGCGATGGAGAAGCCCCTTGCGTCTCCCAGGAAAAACTGGGTAAGCCACAGTCCCCGGTCGCGCAGCCGGAAGGTAACAGCCCTGTCGTTGTCAAAAGCCGCGAAAGAATCAGTGTGCAGATAGTCGAAATCTGTCGAAATGCTTTCCTGCCTGGTCGCCGGTTCTTCCCCGGGGCCTTCAAAGCGGAAGTAGTCCCACGGTTCAAGCCATGTCACGCCGCTGCGCTGAATACGCCCCAGTGTCTGGATTTGCCCATCCGGCAGAGCCACGTCAAGGGCCTCCTGCGGTACATAAACATAAGGATCGCCCGCGTCCAGCAGGCCGCACTCACAGGCGGCGCCGCTGGTGCGCAGCCCGAAGCCGCCCAGTGTCGGCAGGGATGCGGACAGGGCAAAGACCCGCGTGGTACCCACCCAGCAGTGCAATTCACTCCCGCGTGTTCTTACCCGCAGCGTATACCAAGTGTTTAAACTCACGCCCTGCGCCACGTCCGGCTGCAGCCTTGTCCATATCCCGCCTTGCCTTTGCCAAAGCTCCGCCGTCTGCGTGCCGCGCCGCAGCAGGAATAAATACAGATCGTTTACCCCCTGGGCTTTGAAAACCACGCCCATGGTGCCGTTCCCCGCCGTCATGCGCAGCCTGGCCCGGATGTTCAGGTCGCCAAACCCGTCGTGGGAGAGGTGCGCCTGGGCGTCCGCGCTTGCCTGGTCGGACTGGATTAACACCCGCCTTGCCGGGTCTGTATCCATGCTCCAGGCCCCGCCGCTGCGGTTGTAGAAGGCGAGCGTGTCGTCCCTAAAGTCGTCATACCAGACCCAGGCGTGCTCCGGGACGCTTCGCAGCACTTCGGGGGTGAGGATAAACTGCTCCGGCAGCACGAGGGTGCCGTTTACGTCTTTTAGCCTCCTCGGGGTGAAGGTAAATTCCGCCTCGCCGCCGGTCATGCTAAAATTAAACTGCGAACAGACCCTAAAGCCCCAAAACTGTGTTCCGTACTGACTGCCCGCACCGTGTACCTCTAAGGTGTGGCTTCCGGCGGACAAGTGGAACCGTCCGGCCTTCAGCCAGTGGGTGCGACGGTGGAGGGGGTACCAGTCGGGAAACGGACCGATTTGCAGCGGTGTCCCGTTTAGCCGCAGCTGCAAAACCTGACGGTCCCACCAGGGGCAATTCACCCTTGCCGCCAGGTCATATTCCCCCGCCTGGGGGACGGCAAAAGAAAAAAGGGCCAGGCCCTCTTCTTCCAGCACCGGTTGAGTCCCGGGAGGCGAACCCGGCGGGACGGGGAGAAGCTGGGGCGCCCTGGGGGAAATCCAGCCGCTGCCCACCGTCATAGCGCCGGAAACCTCGTCAAAGCTGCTGCCTGTCCTGTCCGCGACCTGCCCGGCAAACTCATAGCGCGGCTCTTTTTCATAGGCGACCAGGTAATTCCGCCTGACCCGGCCTGCCTGGCCGGAAACCTTAAAGACGGGGCTTGTAACCCGCGCCGCGTCCATCCCTTCCTGGTAATCGTAGATATGCGGGAGAAGGTATGGGCTTTGGCTGTCCTCGTCCAGAAAACCGGCAAAGGAAAGACGCGGCTGCAGCTCGTGAAATGTAAAATCCCCCTGCTGCCAGCCAAGCCAGGCAAGGAAGGTGCCGCCGCTGCCCCGGTAAGCGCCCGGAACGGGCCGCCTATCAATGCGCCAGTTGAAGCCGAAGCCGGGGATGCCGAGAAAGATTTTCTCCTTCGGTATCCGCGTTACCGCGTAGTCATATATCTCCTCCATCCACCACACCGGGCTGATGGGCCCGGGAGCGCTGCCCGCCCAGGCAAAGGCGTAGCTCATGATCACACAGGTATCAAAATAAGGCTCCATCCGGCGGTAATCGCACCAGCGCTCCCAGGATGGCGCGCCGTCCCCGGTCATGGGAGGCAAGTCCCAATGCACATAGTGTTGAATCGGGCGGCTCTTGATGCTATCGTAGATCCTCTTCGCCAGGGCCACCACGCCGTCCGGATTGTCGTTCGGCCCTTTTTCCAGGTCGATATCCACCCCGGTGGCGAAAGGGTACATATCCAGAATGCGGTGCAGCTCGCTGATAAACATGTCCTGCGCCCCGTTGGTGTTCTCTACGATGGCCCGAAAGCGGGAAAGGATGCCGTCGTTTCTGACCGTCAGCAGGTGGGTGATATGCGGCCAGCGCGCTACCCTTTCCAAATCGGCGGCGGGGATAACGCCGGTAATCCGCCCGGTGTTGTCGGGCACCAGAAAATCAAACAGCCCCATATGGGTTAGCCTGTCGCCGTAATCCCGCCACTCCTGCCTGGCCCGGGTGGTCTTTAAGAAAGACCAGGTCATAAACCCCCGGCCTTCTTGCCGCATACCGCTCATATCCGTTTCCCCCCTTCCGCCAGCTGCCATTCCTGCAGTGTGACGAGCACCCTGGCCGAAGGCTCCGGCCGCAAAGTTGCCTGTCCCGCGCCCAGCCCCAGCAGAGTAACAGGGAAGCGGGGATTCCCCCAGGCGGCATAGAGGAACCGCCCTTTAAACTGAACGGGGCTGCCGTTTTGCAATACCCGCCGCTCAGTGCCGATAACCGCTAACTCCTGGTTGCTCGCCAGCGCTTGCGGGAAATAAAAAAGCCTGGTCAGCCGGTCCTGCCCCAAGGCGACGCCTTTGCTTAAGTTTTCCTTTGCCATTATGTGAAAGTCCAGGGCCGTGGGCACGATTACCGCCCCCGGCTCCACCGCCCAGTAGGCGCCGCGGTTGGGGATAATCAAGGTTTTAGCGCCCCGCACCACGGCGTTGTAGTGCTTTGGCGGGGACGGGCTGCCGTTCTCCCGCAGTTTTTGCAGCATCTCCTTGGTGTTTTGGGAGTAGCCGGTTAAATGCTTTCCTTCCTGGAGCATCACGTCGGTAAAGGAAAAAAAGCCAACGGCGTCAGACATTACGGTGTCAACCCTGATACTGGCCACCCGCTTTCCCTCTTCCGGCGCGAAACGAAACAAATAGCGCTTCATCCGCTCACCTACTCAAAGGAGAAGCGAAGCTCCGCGGGGTGGCCGTTCCACAGAGTAGCCAGCCTGCCGCCCTGCAGCACGATGTCGGCGACGTTGACCTGGCCGCTGGCGTCCTCCAGGCAAAGGCGCACTTCGATTCTCTCAACTTTTTTGCTTGGGGATACAGACTTTAGATAAGGTTCAAAAAACGCCATGGCGCACAACTCCTTACGCAAGGACCAGGGAAACAAACCGCGTTTCGCTGCTGCCGTCCTCGTAATGGATGACCACTTCAACCCCGACCCTGCCGTTTGGCCCCAGCCGGATGTTATCCAAGGCCGCCCGCAGGCTTAACACATAGCTGTCCCGGTGGGCGGGATGCACGGTCTGCGTCAGCGTTTTGGATACGCCCAGCGCGCCCACAGCTTTAAAAGACGCGCCACCTGAATAGCCTTGCGTGCCGTCCACCGTCCAGCCGTCGTTTATCCAGTAAGCGGTGCCGCTCTCCGCCCGGGAGTTTAAGAGCAGGTTAAAGACGGAGAGCTGCTCGATGTCTTTTTTGTCCACCATATCCGCCGTATCAAACAAAGCCACGGAGTGCTTAACCTGGCTGAGCGTCTCCGAGAGGTCTTTGCGGACGGCGGCCAGCTCGATTTCGCTCCGCCAGGGCTCCTCCACGAAATAGCGCATGCGCACGACCCTTGTCTTGACATAGATGCCGGAATCCTCATCGTAAACCGTCACCACGTCTCCAAGGCTGACCTTTTCCCCCTCATAACCCGGCAGAGCGGAGAGGTCGACAATGCCGCACTCATAGCTTACCTGCGCCTGGCTGACGGCGGAGAGAAACGCCTGGGCATATTCTTTCAGTTGGTTGGGGTCGGTGAATTCCTCTGCGACAAGGACTGCAGAAGGAGGGGGATCGTAGCCGCTCTCCACCTCCAGATAGGGGATGCCGCTGTTCACCGTGGCGATAGTCAGGCCGCCCCTGCCCCGGGGATAAACCCTGGTCGCCTGCTCGATTACGTTTCTTTCCTCCTGGGCCCGGCGCAGGTTTTTCCCCCTTAAAAAGAAAACGTTGCGTTCTTCCCCCGCGGCGTCCCGNAGGGACACCGTNTTTTGTTTTGTCTGAAAACCCAGCTCCACTTGAAAGAGGCGCTCCATCTCCCGCAGCGCTTCCAGGCGGTTGCAGCCGCCCCGGAAAACGAAGGGCCGGACGGAGGAGGCAGGAGCGTCCCCCGCCTGCCAGCCCGTGCCTGATAAAAGGTAGGCAAGCACATCCGCCGCTACGGCGTTTTCCCATTCCCGCGCGGGCGCGTCCGGAGCTTTCAGCAAATCGTACCACAGCGCCCAGGCTTCAACCTGCCAGTACCTGGCCCCCGAGTCGTCCTCCTCGTTGGCGAGCACCATCGCCCGGTAAACGCTCCCCGCCAGGTCAAGCATCATGCCGGTCTCCAAAGCTTCCGCGCCGGGCTTTACCGGCAGCTTGAACTCCAGCCGGTCTTCGCTGCCCAGGGTCTGGTGCACGATGATCTCATAGGCGTCGTGCAGGAGGGCGACCGGCTCCATCTGCTTGTTGACGACGACAGGCACGGCGAAGCCCAGCCGGTCATACCAGGGAACCGGGTGCCAGGGGAGAAGGATGCGGTTGTAAAGAGGCCCTGTGTTATACCGCCTGCCGCTGTTATACACTGCTACGCCCTCCTTAGGAAGACAGCGGGCCTAGCCCCGGTGATCTGCGCCGCGCCTAATGGAAAGGCGGCGGGGAAACCGTCAGCGTAGGCCCTGGCCAGCCGGTAGCCGGTAATCCAGGCCGCCCCCAAATCCTCGCTGCCCAGCGCCAGCATGCCCGTGCTGGCCAGGCCCTGCAGGCTCGGCGTAGCGTCCTGCAGTCGCGCCAGCCAATAAAGGCCGGGCAGAAGCGTTAAATTCGCCTCCAGCCACCTGATGCCCGTCGTGCCTGTGGTCACTACCCCGGCGTCAAGGATCAGCGCGCCCGGATAGACCGCGCCGCTGTCGGC